AGATGGTGGGAATGTTCCACAAGAAGAGATTGATGCGGCAAAAAGAGATTTGTCACAGAAAGTCTTTAATCAAGAATATCTAGCAACGTTTGAAACATATTCAGGGCTTATCTATTACAACTTTGACATAGAAAATAATGTTAAGAAATGGGAAGAAGAAGACTTAAAACAAGTATTCCTATTCTGTGACTTTAACATTAACCCAATCGTAGGTGCTATTGCTGTCAGAACAAAGACAGGCATTCATATCATTGACGAGATTGTTATCTATGGATCAAACACAGAAGAACTGGCAGCGGAAATGAAAACAAGATATCCAACTCAGAGTATCATAGCATTCCCTGATCCTGCTGGAGCTGCACGTTCTACAAAGAGTGCTGGTAAAACAGACCACTCGATTTTGCACAATGCAGGCTTTAAATTACAGTTCAGACCACGACATCCAGCAGTAAAAGACAGGATAAATGCTGTCAATAGCTTATTGCTAAATACTAATAATGAAAGGCGCTTATTTGTAGATCCAAAGTGTCGTGAAGTTATTAGATGCATGAGCAGACAGGTTTACAAAGAAGGTACTGTTCAGCCAGATAAAGATTCTGGCTACGACCACATGAATGATGCAGTAGGATATGGCGTAGAGTTTCTATTCCCTGTTACCAGAAATATTGAGAAACCAAAGCAACGTGTCTTTGGCGCTTTTTAAGGAGAATTAAATGTCTTATTTGACAAAAGAGAACGCACGTGACGTTCATACTATTTACGAACAAAACATCAACAAATGGCGCTACTTATGGGCATCTTACAACGGTGGCTTTGAGTATCGTCGTCCGCAACTTAATATGTTGCGTAGATATCTAAACGAAGACGAAGCACCAGGTAGTCAATATCTTAATCGTCTTAACTACACAGCGTTAGACAATGCGTGTAAGTTGGTAGTAGAGACATATCGCAGTTTCTTGTTTAGAACATTGCCTTCACGTGTACTTGGTAATCTACAGAATTATGTATTCACACAAGATTTCATCGAAGACATTGACTTAGACGGAACAGACATTGACGCATTCATGAAGCAGTGTAATACACTTGCAATGATCTATGGACACGTTTGGGCTATCGTAGATAAGCCAATGGTAGAAGGTGCACAAACACTAGATCAAGAGATTGCAAATGGCATCAGACCTTATGCACAAATCATTACGCCTGAAAATATTTTAGATTGGAACTATGAACGAGTATTTGGTCGTCAGGTTCTAACTTATCTAAAACAAAAAGAATCAGAAGACGAAGATAACATTATGATCCGAGTTTGGACACCAGAAGTTATTTGTCGTTATCGTGTTTCTAAAACTAACACAACGGTAACAGTAATCGAAGAGATTGAAAATACAATCGGTTCAATCCCGTTTGTTATGTTAAAAGCAAACCCTAGCCAAACACGTGGCGTAGGCATGAGTGATATCACAGACGTTGCTAAAGTTCAGCAGTCTATGTTTAATCTTTTGAGTGAAGCAGAACAAAGTATTCGCATTGGTTCACACCCAACACTAGTCAAAACAGCATCAACAGATGCGGCGGCAGGTGCAGGTGGTATTGTCACAATGGACGAGACACTACCAGGCGACTTAAAACCTTTCTTGCTTCAACCAAATTCATCAAGTATCGATCAGATTGTAAAGATGCTAGTTGAACATCAAAAAATGATCGCTAAGATGACACATCTAGAAGCGGTTATGGCAGAGAAAACAGTTGCGAAAAGTGGCGTTGCTCTGCAAACAGAATTTGCTATGTTAAATACCAGACTTGGTGACAAAGCAGACTCACTAGAACAGTTCGAGCGTAAAATATGGAGTTTGTTTCAGTTATGGAGTGGAGTCGTTGCTGATGACACATTCGTTATTGAATACAAGAAGAAGTTCGATTTACGTGATGAGAACAATGATCTAGCGAACTACAAGACTGTACTTGAAATGAGTATTCCAAGTGATACACTAAATCAAGAACTTTACAAACAGATTTCTAAAATAGTATTACGTGATCAGACAATGCTTAACGATATTATGAATGAAATCGATAGCTTAGGAGACATCCAAGATGGCTTACAAGAAGAAGAAAAAGACTAAGAAATAAATGAATAAATACTATTAGGGACAAAAAAGTTTAACTCCCGTATTATGGAGGATTAGGTAACCATGACCGAGACAATGGGCAACAGCGATGAGCAAAACGAAGTAACTGAATCTTCGGCTGACAACATTCAGGACAGATCCTTTTCACAAGATGAAGTAGATGCAATCGTAAAAGCAAGACTGGCAAAGTACAGTAAGAAATACGATGACATTGACTTGAGTGAATACAAGGCTCTAAAGACAGAACAAGAGAATAAGAAACTTGAAGACCAAAAAGCACGTGGTGAATTCGAGCAAATCTTAACACAGCAAAAGTCAGATTTTGATGTTAAGATTAATTCGATGAAACAACAACTTGAAAAAGAACGTGTTGATGGTGCGCTGTTAAAAGCAGCGGGTGGTAGAAATGCAGTGAACCCAGAACAGGTTGCACAACTATTACGCTCTAAAGTTAGATTAACTGATGAGGGTGAAGTAACAGTTCTGAATGACAAAGGCGAGGTTGTTTATGACACCGAAGCTGGTAGTCTTCAAAGCGTAGAATCATTGGTCAATACATTCTTAGACTCTAATCCACACTTCTTACGAGCGGGTCCGAGTGGTTCGGGTTCAACTGGAAATGTTGGAGAAGATAGTTCGACAGAACTAGACATTGCTAACTTAGACATGTCTAATCCTGCTCACAGACAAATTTATGCGGAGCACAAATTGAAACTCCGCAGACGCTAATTTAAGGAAATCATCAAATGGCTGACACAAAAAATACACTAGTCACTAACGGTGGCGATCTAGCGGGTTTACTAGTTAATGCTCGTCAAGATGCCATCTTCGCAGGTTATGAATCATCACTTTACATGCCTGGTTCACTAATCAACGTCTATGACGTACCAGCAGGTTCTGTAACGGCACAGATCCCAAAATTCGCAGCAGTTGCTGCGTCAGACGTTTCAACAGAAGCGTACAATGAAACAACAAATTCAATCGAACAGCTAGGTCTTATCAACGTAGCTAACTCAGGTGTTAACGTAACAGCTAAGTCATACGGCGCTCGTGCGCTACTAAAAGACTTAGGTGGTATGGATGCAACAAACGTAGGTACAGTTCTAGGTCGTGCTGTTTCAGAACGCTTTGACTCAGACGTATCTGCTCTTTACAAAGATTCATCTATTGCAGAAGTAGGTTCAACTGGTGTTGCACTAACAACTGACGTAATCGCTGAAGCTGTACAAGCTGTACGTGCAAACAAATTCGCAGGACAAGTTAACCTTGTTCTACACCCAAAACAAATCGAACACATCTTGAAAGATTTATCAGCGGCTGATTTCGCTGGTGGTGACTTCCAGACAGCTGCTCTACGTGAAGGTTTCGTAGGTCGTCTATTCGGTGCAAACATCTTCCAATCAGCTCTAATTGCAAAAGACAATTCAGATGCAGATTATGCAGGTTGTGCATTCGTAGACGGTGCATTCGGTATCGCAATGTTCAAAAATCTTGACATTGAAACAGATCGTAATGTTGCTGGTATGGGTACTGACATCGTTGCTTCTGCTCACATGGCAGCAGCATTGGTTGATGCTAACCGTGCAGTTCGTATCATCTCAGACGTTTAATGACATTAGAGAGGGAGAATGCTCTCCCTCTCACTTAACTAGGAGAAAGAAATGGCAAATTATGCAGTAGATTCAGATGTTGCGGACTATGTTCCTGATATCTTTGATCATGGTGTTGCTAGTTTTACTAGTGAGTTAACCCGTGCAACAGACACAGTTAACAAGCGATTGAAAGCTGACTGGTGGAGTTCAAGTCGTGGATTACATCCAAACGATTTTGTCTCAACTAAGTTAAATCCAGCACAATGGAAAGAAGTAACAGTCTATGCCGCTCTTGCGTATTTCATTCTTCCGAGATTAAGCAGTTTTAGACCAGATGATATCTTCATTGAGATGTCAGCATTCTATCGTGATCGTTATGAAGAAACATTCGGAAGAGAACTTCTTTCGGGTGTCGATTATGACAGCGATGATGATGCATCTTACGAGGATGAAGAAAAAACATTCACGAGAACAGATAGGCTTTACAGATAATGGCAGATTCTATTAGAGAAAAAATCGTTACTGATATTGAATCGGCACTTAATGACATTAATAATGTCAAGATGGGTGTCGTGAAAAGAGAGCCGATGTTCCGTGACCAAACTGAATTCTACAGTTTAGCAAGAACAGCGTTTCCACACGTGATCGTTACAGCAGGTAATGAGGCACGAGAAGACTTAACAACTGGTGGTTCTACTATCATTCGTCAGGGTATTCTTAGTGTCGAACTTATTTGCTTTGTTAAAGCTAGTGATTTAACAATCGACCAGACAATCAACAAACTTGTCGAAGCGATTGAAGAGAAGCTAGATGCTGATAGAACAAGGGGCGGTAACGCTAAGAATACACAAGTACGTGAAATACAAATGGGCGAACCAATGGAACATCCATATGCTAACTTCACAATGCGACTTGATGTATCTTACATCTTTACGAGAGGAAAATTGTAATGAAAAATAGATTACACAAAATGTACTCACCACAAGGTTGTCTTCATCATCGTGTTCCATCTAACTTAGTTGAAAAATATTTAAGTGAAGGTTGGACAATGTATGAAGAAACACCGGTCGAGGAAACAAAAGTTTCTGAAGAAGAAACACAACTAACATTAGACATTAATGAGGAGAACGACTAATGGCAAGAACAGTTTTTGCAGGCACATCAGGTGCCGTTAAAATATCAGACGATGCTGGCGTAACTTTCGAGACAGTCGCAGAGTTACGTGCTTGGTCTGTTGAAGAGTCAAGTGATACTATTGAATTCACACGCATGGGTAATGCTTTCAAAGGTCAAAAGCCAGGTTACAAAACTTGGACAGGTACTGCTGATCTTTATCTACCAGCTGATGATTCAACAGGTGATGAAGTTATCACTGAAGAAAACACAGCAGTTACAGCTATTGCAGTGAATACAGAATACAAGTGGGAATTCTTTGTAGATGACACACTTGCAGGTAAGTACACTGCTAACGGTATTGTAACAGGTATTTCACGCTCACTATCTCACGATGGTATGGTTGAAATGTCGATTACTATTCAAGGTTCAAGTGACTTAACATAAAGTAAAGCGAGATCCACGATGAGTGTAACTATTAGATTTGAAGGAAAAACGAAACTTAAAAAGAAGTTGCAAGGTGTCATTGATGAAATGACCCGAGACTTAACTGAAGAGATTCGTAAAACAACTCCAATCGATACAGGTAAAGCTCGTCGTGGGTGGCGCAGAACGATGACACCAAAAGGTGCATCGATTCATAACAGTGTTGATTACGTTTCACACCTTGAGAATGGCAGTTCACGACAAGCGCCAAAAGGTATGATCCAACCAGCAATAAATAAAATAGAAGCGAATTTGCGAAGCGGCAAATACAACAGAAAACGAGGACGTAAATAAAATGAGTAAGATTCTTTCAAAAGCAAAAGAACACTTTAAAGA